ATGAAAGGAATCATAGTAGGATATGAGCCGATCGATTACGTAAGCAAGAAAACCAATCAGCCTGTCAAGGGCGCAACGATCTACATGAACTGCAAGTCAAGCGACGCATTCGGCTACGTAGGTAAGAGTGAATTTATATCAGAGAGCTCCCCTATTTTCAACCGTGTGATCAGACCTCTGCTTGAAAAGTTCTATAACGAGGGCAGCGAGGTTTACGGCGCAGCGATTGAGATCGATTATGATGTCACCAACCGTGGCGGAAGAACATTCACAGCAATTACCGACATTACGATCACACTTCCCGAGAAATCCGAGAAGAAAGGCGCATAACCATGAACGAGGAAACGGAGATCACCACAACGTTTATTGATACGGATCCAACGTATAATGATGAGCTGCAGGCAATAATCAGCCAGCTTTCCGACATATCGGAACAACAGTCACATACAGCTGAACTTATCGAAGCAGCATCTTCATCGAGCAGTGAATCAGATTTTATATCCTTGTGGATCTGCGGACTTCTCGGTCTGATCTGTGCCGTTCTCTTTGTGATCGTTCTGAAAATGAGGTGATAATCTTGCTATATTTGCAGCCATGTGTCATTATCACCGCTTGTGGGTTCGGCATAGGCATTTTTTACGGTGTTATGGTAGTCCTGATAAAGGAGCTGCTTAACATATTCAAAGTATCATCAAAATAATGAGGAGGGTTTTTATTATGTCAATCAAGGAAAAACTTATCGAGTTCGAATGCAAGCACAGGGTAGTTCCCAAGATCATGGGCGCTGCAGCAGCTTGCCAGCTTGCTGTTATTACTGCATCTGCTGAAAATGTTCCCAGCAGCTCCAGCACAAACACAGTTGATATCAGTTCTGTTACTGATACCATTACCTCAAATCTTACCTCTCTTGTTGGTAAGGTAGGCGTTGCTTGTGCAGGTGTTGTTGCAGCAGGTCTTACCATTTTCGGACTTAAGTGGGCTGTAACTAAGGTAATGTCCTTCTTCAAGGCAATCGGCAAGTAAATATCCGTTACAGCATTTGATGGACTGTAACGCTATAGGGCAGGGTTGAAGTTATTTTTCCCTGCCCTTAGTTTTTATATGCAGGAGGTGTAAGCATGATACAATTATACAGCGGTACGCCAGGATCAGGTAAATCATTGCACGCTGCACATGATATCCGATTTAATCTACGGATCGGCCGCAATGTTATCAGCACTTGTTTTATTGATACATCTTTATGCTTTCTTAATCCTATTCAGGAGTTTATATTCAATAAGTTTGGCAAGCGGCCACGGAAGCACAAGCCTGACAAGCGGGAAAAGAATTTTCATTTTATAGATATCAATGACATCACACCCGATTATCTGTATGACTTTGCCGCACGTCACCATGAGTTCGGCAAGGAGCACCAGACCGTTATATACTTTGATGAATGTGTTGCTATCTTCTCCCCTACTGTTATTGGAGATGATAAGGATAAATGGAACCGATGGGAAGACTTTTTCCGAAAACACAGACATCTTGGGTTTGATTGTATTCTGATACCGCAGTCTGCAAAGCTGATATCACGTAAGGTCATTGAATACTGCGAATTTGATGTCAGGCATTTCAACCGCAAGCACCAGGGATTTCTGGGATTTATTTTCTCCATATTCGTTGGTGGGCTTTTCAGTTACTCCACATATTGGCGAGGGATAAAATCTAAGCCCCTTGACAGCGGTTTTTACACATATAAGCCCTTATATGGTCAGATGTACAACAGTTACAGTATGTTTGACAGCACATTAGCACCATATAAGGCAGAATGGGAAAATAAGCAGGCTCTTATGGCGCAGCTCTGTGGGCTGCTCATCGAGCGGCAGAAACAGTTACAAAGGGGTGATTTAAATTGACGGCATCAATTATAGCGTTTTTCTTTTATCTGGCGGCAAGTCTGGGTTTCTCTTTTTCCGCTGATAATATCGGCGACAGCTTCGAAGATATGTATAGGGCGCAGGATTCCACCACGCAGGCTTACATGGATCTGTTCATGCACAATCCTCAGAACGCAATATTTTTAACGTCAGCAGGCGGCGGAATGATACTTACAAGCGATATCTATAACATGGTCATGGATATGCAGGCAAACGGCGTTTCAGCTTCCCAGCTTAATTCAATGGGTCTGGATATGCAGGCATGGCTGGGAGCCCATGAGAATGATATCAACGTTTCAAAAGTCGGAACATATGGCTATAAGGTCTCAAATGCGCTGGGTCAAAGCGTTGTGTTTGACTGGAAAGAGGAACGGGATCGCCTCGACCGCAAATGCTGGGTGTTTCACCAGTATGTGTATGATGAAAACGGAAAATTGATAAGTGATATCACCACACACAGCGGCTCTTCTCACAGCGTCTATGATGAAAACCGTGTAAAAAGCATTGCTCAAAACTCTTTTTATTCATCTGAGGGCTTTTACTTCCAGGTCGTAGATAATTACTGGTCATTTAGTATCAGGCTTTCTGATTATATTGATACAGATGTCGGAGTTACCGACGAACCCGTTATCGGTGAGGAAGATAAGCCCATCGGAACGGTTTATATAGATGGTGAACCATATTACCTGAATCCTGACGGTTCCGTCACGTATAATGGCGTTACATATTATCCGAACAGCGATGGAACCATTACAATAAATAATCAGGCTTATGATCCTCGGTATGATTTTACATCATATAACAATCCGGCTCTTATGGATCTTCTTAATTATCTTATACAGCTGATAAATGATCTTGAAAATCAGCTCACGTATGAGGAAGATAACGCATATGACGGCGCTACATCTTCCAGCGTGGCTTATGAGGGCGAGTTAAGCGAGTTTATATATAACGGCTCATGGGCAACTATATTCCCCTTCTGTATTCCTTGGGACTTTGTAAGAGGCGTTAAGCTGCTTTCAGCTAAACCTGAGGCGCCAAGGTTTGAAATACCGTTTGAGGTTCCTAAATTCGGATTATTTAACGGCTACAGCACTGTTATTGTGCTTGATTTTTCAACATACACCAAATACTTTTATGTTGTCAGGTGGTTCACCACAGTATGTTTTATTGGCGGTCTTTGCTTTATAACCTTTAAGATAGTTAAGGGGGCTACATAATGGATTTTTTGACATGGCTTTCGGATCAGTTCCAGAAGATCATGGACGGGCTGTTTAAGATCCTGCCCAAATCCCCGATAATTTACCTCGAAGCAAATTCTGAGATAAAACAGATCATCGCTTATATTAACTGGTTCTGTCCTATTTACACATGGATAGCCATTCTTGAGGGGTGGTTATCCTGTATCCTGATATGGTATGCAGTGCAGATAGTTTTGCGCTGGGTAAAGGCTATTGAATAAGATTATCGGATAAATTGCGGGAAACCGAGCTTGCGAGGAGGGCCCCGCACATTTATCCGATGATCTGATAATGAAAGGGGGGAAAAACTTCCCCTTGCACCCCCGTCCAGTAACACGGGGGTAGAACGTACAATAAGGGGTGTCAGACATTGGCAGAAACAAATAAGATAATCTATGACTGGATCACATTCACGACCAAAATACATAGCGTTGATGATGTAATCAATATCCTGGGACTGAGCGATATATCTTTCCTACAGCTTGACAGGGGAATGAATGGCTATCCCATGTGCCTGCACTTTGGCGGCATATCTATTTGTTATGGCGGTCGTGATGATATGGGCATATGTGTAAATATGTCCGGTCAGGGCTGCAGGAGCTTCGAGACTTACGGCAACGGAGACTACAGCAGCTTATTTGATGCCATAATCGAAAACTACAGCGAGGACGCAGAAAAGCGGCAGATGAACCTTACACGACTTGATGTAGCTTATGATGATTTCGACGGATTGCTTGATATTGATACTGTAGTCCGTGAAACGGCTGCACAGAATTATGTTGCCCGTTTTGAGAAATGGTCGGTTACTTTCGGGTCAGAGGGCTGCTGTGTCGGTCTTGGTTCCATGCGTTCAAACATCTACATACGTATTTACGATAAGAAAGCAGAGCGCAAGCGTGAAGATCTGGAACATTGGGTTCGCTGTGAGATACAGCTCCGTGGGGCGAATGCAATAGGTTTTGCCAAGCTTTGCGGTGATATCTGCATGAATTATTTTAACGTGCTTAATAATTACCTGCGATTCGTCAAGCCCACAGGCACCGACAGCAACAAGAGGCGCTGGGACACTGCCGACTGGTGGGAAAAATTTCTTGAAAGCTACGACAGTGTAAGTATCTTCTGTTGCCCTGGTGTCGAATACAATTTCACACATCTTGGCAATTATGTTTTCGGTCAATGCTCAGGAGCGGTCAAGACTATGATAGATATTATAGGCATGGAAAAATTCTGTCAACAGCTCCGAGAATCGGTCAACCACCGTGATCTGAATCCGAAATACAAGGATCTTAAAAATCAGATGGGAACATCATCTGACGGAATACTTGAATATTTATCTGAAAGAGGTGCTTTGTGATATGAAATTCTCTCAATGGTTCGATACATTTTTCAAGGTCAACTGTGATGATGTTATCAGTTATTCCTGTTCCAAGGAATACAGCATCATAAACCGCAAGCATTTTTATCTTATAGCTAACAAGGAGCTGCAGGACATCAAGCCTATTGATGTTCAGATGTGCATAAAAACAGCTATCAGCTACAGTTCCAGCCGACAGCGCAAGGTATATTATCTTCTGCATAAGGTAATGCAGGAAGCTTTGATAAACGATCTGATAGATAACAATGTCGTGGACAAGGTGCGCCCGCCTAAAAAGGTGCGTCATGAGACAGACTGCTACAACTCTTCGGAGATAGATATCATCTTACAGAATGTTGACAAGGATTGCTGTTTCAGAATGGTTGCCTTTGAACTGCTTACGGGATTGCGCCGCTCTGAACTCCTCGCTCTGACCTGGGACAACATCAATCTTGATGAACGTTACATAAAGGTATGCCAGACGATCGTACTCACCAAAGACGGCGAACAGCTTGTCAAGCTTACCAAATCCAGACGGGACAGACGTGTTCCGCTTACCGATGAAGCGCTTAGTGTTCTGAAACTTATCCGAAAATATGACAGTACATTCGGCTATGTGTTCAAGTATCGGGAAGATAAACCGCTCTCATTCAAGGGCTATTATGGAAGATATCAGCGCTGCATTGACAAGCTCCAGGCTATCGACAGCAAGTTTCGTCACCTTACGCCGCACAAGCTCAGGCACACGTTTGCAACGTACCTTTTACGGTCTGGAGTAAATGTGGAAACAGCCCGCAGGATCCTGGGACACTCTGATATAAGCACAACTCAGATATATGTTCATAGCGATTTTGAGCAGGCACAAAATGAGATACAGAAGCTTAAATTTGTCAAAAAATAG